CTTTTAAAGAACACGAAACTTTTATGACATATCACGAATGGATCAACCTGAACAAGTCTTCTAAATTTTATTATAAAGCAATAGCAAGATGAAAACAACACAACAAATAGCAAAAGCAACAGGATGCACTTACGATGCAGTGTATAGAGCTGTTCTAAACAACAAACTAACACCGGTTAGTTACGAAGATAAATTTAGAATGTACGGACAATCACAAATAGATTTCATATTTAAAATCCTTTACTTTGGACGTAAAATGAATTTCATAACCTACGAATCAAAACTAAACGATCCTAACTTTGATTGCCCTGAATTATACTCCCGTGAAAATTTTATTAGTGCAGGCAATATTATTAAAAAATAATTCGTAATTTTGTTTATTATGGCAAGACCTCACGGAACAAAGAACATAGAAACTCCCGAAAAAATGTGGAAATTATTTTTGGCCTACAAAGAAGAAGTCAAAAGCAAACCTATAACTGTAAAAGATTGGGTAGGATCAAACGCAAATCCTGTTATTAGAGAAAAAGAAAGACCTTTATCGGTTGATGGTTTTGAATGTTGGTGTTATGACAATGAAATTATAAGCGATTTAAGTCAATATTTTGCAAACACAGAGCAAAGATACACAGATTATCAAACTATCTGTTCACGTATAAGAAAAGCGGTAAGAAACGACCAAATCGAGGGAGGAATGGCGGGGATATACAATCCAAGCATAACACAACGGTTAAACAACTTAGTTGAAAAAACCGAAGACATGACCCAACAACAACCCAAAACAATCACAATCAAATATAAACGAGATGAAGAAGTTTAAATATTCTTTATTGTTATTTAGAATAAATCCAAAGAGAGACACAGTATCTTGTTTTTATATGTTTTGTATTAGCTTTTGCACGTTTAAAATCGAAAGACAAACTTTTAATCTTAACGAAGTACCCTTGAAAATTGTGGTTAAATTTTATAAAGGAGTTACTAATGACTATCAAAAAAAATATAAATTATGAAAAATTTACTATTGTTATGTGTTTTATTTTTAGTTATAAGCTGCTCAAATGACGATGAACCAGTCAATAAATGTGGTAAAATAACAGTAAAAGGGTGGGATTATATGCAGGGTTACTTTTTTAAATTAGACAATAAAAAAGAAATGATTTTAGTCTCCGCCGAAACTTATAATAAAAACCAATTGAACCAAGCCTATTGCAAATGATTCAGAATATAGAATTTGAGGAAGGGATATTCAATGAAATATATTTTGAAATAGACAAAATATTTAATGACGATTCAATTCGTTTTGGTTTTATCTATGGAGGATCTTCTAGTTCAAAGACGTTTTCATACGTGCAGCGTACGATTGTATTTATGCTGGAAGGTAATAACAACAACACGCTTATATTTCGAAAGTTTTCAACTGATATTGACAATTCAATCTTTGAGGACTTTAAGCGTATTATTTCAGATTGGCGACTAAACGACTACTTTAAAATCCAAAAGCATTATATTGAATGTAAGCTCACAGGATCATACACCGTATTCAAAGGATTAGACGACAGCGAAAAAATTAAAGGTTTATCCGGGTTTAAAAAAATATGCATGGAAGAGTTTAATCAATTCGAATACTCGGACTTTAAGCAGGCTAAGAAACGTTTAAGAGGTTTGAAAGGACAGCAAATAATCGGTATATTTAATCCGGTAAGTGAAATGTCTTTTATCAAAAAGGATATCTTCGACAAAGAAATATTCACTAACCTACCATCAAAGATAACCGAAAAACAAATAAATAGCACTGGCGACACTGTTATCCTTAGAACGTGTTACATAGACAATATTTGGATTGTTGGAGATGGCAAAGGCGGTGGATTCATTGATACGCATGTTGTAGCAGACTTCGAAAGGGACAAAATTAACGATCCAAATTATTACGACATTTACGCATTAGGTAAATGGGGCAAACTTAGAACAGGGGGGGAGTTTTTAAAGAATTTCAAAGCGGATCAACACGTTGGAAAATATCTATACAACCCGGAAGAACCTTTGCACCTTGTATTCGATGAAAATGTACTGCCATATTTGACCTGCAATGTATTTCAGTACTACAATAGTAATATAATTCAAATAGATGAGATAATGCTAAAAGACCCTCGAAATACTTTGAAAGATACTTGCGAAGAGTTCTTGGAGCGATACGGAACCAACAGACAAGGGCTGTTTATTTATGGCGATGCAACCAGCAGGAAGCGTGATACTAAACTACAGAAAGGGCAAAACTTTTTTAAAATGATTATGACGTATTTATCAATTCAAAAACCTACATTCAGAGTGCCACAAGCCAACCCGAGCGTTATAATGTCACGTAATTTTACAAATGAATTATTGCGGGGTGGTATTGATGATTTATATTTGATGATTGATGCTAGTTGTCGTAATTCAATTAACGATTATCAATATTGCACAGAGGACGAGGACGGCAAAGTAAACAAGAAAGTTATCAGGGATAAAACCACAGGGCAATCGTATCAGGAATACGGCCACGCAACCGACTGTTTACGTTACATTTTGACCGCATTATTGCTAGAACGCTATAAGAAATACGTAAGAAAATGATATTTGGAATCAGACTAAAACATTATCAACGGTTATTAGCTTTAGGCGACAAAGCAAAGGGTAATTTTTGGATTAATCGACTGCTATTAAAGCAATCGAACAAACGATTTAAGACTAAGAATATCGAACAATTGACCTTTACAGATTTTGTCGATGCAGAAAGATTTTTAGAAGATTACGATTTTTATAATTTTTGTAGTATATTTGTGAAGCGTAAATGGGGGCAAACTATTTACGTTCATAATCTTAAGTCTATCGTAGAAGACTTCGGCAACCAAAAGGCATCGTTAAAAGAAAAGTATTACTATATCTTTGATCCACCGCAATACGGAGAGCTAGCAAAGGAATCGATAGGCACGGAAGTACGAAAAGATTTCGTTAATGAGTTTGGTAATTGGGTGGTATTGATGGATTTAGTTTGCAAAGGTCAATTAGTTAATTATAAAAAGGTAGAGAAATGGAAGCTAGAGGAATTTTTATTCTGGGCAAATTATTTATCAGGTCAGAAAATAATAGAAAATGTCAAATAAATTCAGCATACTTACAAATTATTTAGTTTCGATATTCGATGCTAATACTCTAGTTAATACAATTTCTTTGCGTGAGGATGACGTGATTGATGTGGAAAAAGAAAACGTTTATCCTTTGGTATCGATGCGACTTATTGAAAGCCCGCCTCCTCAGCAGAATTTAAGACAATTTAGTTATTCGTTTGAAATTGTTAATCAAAGAGACGACACTAAAACCGCAACCCCTAGCAAATTATTAACCGACACAAACTATATTGACAATATAGGCGTTTGTGATTCAATAGCAAACGATTTTTTATTAGAGATATTAAAAACGCACAATGAATTTGATATTGATGTAATTGAAGATTCTTTGTCCGATTTCGAGCCAGTAGGTAAAGACGATCGTAATTGTTTGGATGGTGTAAAGTTTGAATGTACATTTAGTTTGCATCAAAATGCCATATAGTGACGCTGAAATAAGGCAGTATATTCGTGAGGTTGTAAGAGAAAGTAAAAAGACAGCTAATGTAGATACGGGGTTTTTGAAGCGTTCGATTAAAGGGGCATTGATTGGGCGAAATAAGTCAATCGAATTTAGAGAGGTGTTTTATGGTGTTTACAATAAAAACTCAAAGTTAGTCGAAAACGCTAAAAAGATGCTCCCAAAAGATTTAGTTTGGACGGTTGTTTTTGTCGATGAAGATGGTAATGAAGCGCAAATCGAAGGTAAAACAAGAACAGGGAGAAAAATATCTCGGAAGGAAATAGGAAGCCAAAATATATCGAGCAAAAACATAAAGGCATTAATAGCATCAATAAAAGCACGTGGCACGAAGAAAGACGATACAGGAAAAGAAAATCGAAGCGACGATAACGAAGCACCTTAACGAGTTAGGGCGAAAAATTACAGTTTTAGCAGGGCGTAATTCGAAAGTAAGTAAGCTACAAAAAGACCACCTTAGAGACAGTGGGAACTATCGCGTGAAGCCTTACAATGTTTTGACTGTATCACAAAACTATTACGGTAAGTTTAACACACCGAAAGGGAAGCCCACGACACAGGACAGAGACAGATTGAAAGATACCCCGATGCAAAATTCTATTAGAGAAAATACAGAGGATGGGGTAAAAGTTTTGATAAAAGATTTAGTAACTTTGTTAAAAAGTCCGATAGTAACCAAAAAATAAAACCGTGTAAAGATGCACGGAACTTTACAAAATGCTAGCAACACCAACACTCACGAATATAGATTCCAAAGCAAAGATATTCTTTGCTCAAAGTCCAATCCATTTTAATTTACAAAACGATGCGTTAGACGCTTCGATTCAAAAAATAACAGTTGAGGTTTACATTTGGAGAGGGTTTCAAGCAGCCGACTTGCCGACAGCTCCGAGCGTGGTTTTTAATAACATACCTAAGATTTCGCCTGATGATAATTATATAGCTATTGAAATTCACAACGAAGTCAAAGCATTTATAACCTCATCAAACCTAAACAAGAACAACCCACAATGGGCATACAATACAACCGATGTTCCAACAACAGCAGGTGAGGGATGTTATTTTCATATTGTTTACAAAGTTGACACAGAAACAGTCAAGCAATTAGGAACTTACTTTGCAACCACTGGCTATCGCTACAACTTCGAACAAACAGGCGGTAATTACACAGGGTATCAAAACGTCGAAACGTTCAGGAAGTATGCGAAATCGATAAATTATGCTGCATACGATTTTGATTTGACAACAGTAGTTGCAACTTCATACTCAGGGCGTGGGGAAAATGGTGTTATTTGGGAAAACCCAATCAATCCAAGCGTTAGAGAAACTCAAACGGGGGTAAAATCATTGATAGCTTACGTAAATCGTTTAGGGTTGTGGGATACTTTTACCCCATTTGGGAAGTTTACTGAATCAATAGACACGAAAAGAGACGAGTTTAATAGTTCTTTTCGCGATCCTTTGAACGTAAACAGCCAGATTCAACACCTTAAACAAACAGGCGCACCGAGAGGAACAAGAAAATTTACTATTAACACGGGATTAATTGACGAAAACAATAATTATCAAGTGCGTGAAATCCTGCAAAGTTCAAAAGTTTACTTAGTTATCTTTAATGATGATGTATTTTTGACAGCCAGTACAGGGCTTACAATCGATAGTACAGTAGTCACTATCGATGATACAAGCATTACAATTGACAGCGATACAGTTACGATTAATGACATAGGATTCTATTCTAAATTCGTGCAAATTCCAGTAAAAAACTTAACTACAAATTTCTTAAAGAAAACTAGATTAAATGATAAAAGTTCAATATCTTATACACTTGAATTTGAGGAAACAAATAATTTTATAAATGATATTCAATAATGGTTTCACTATTTATAAAATATTCGGACAATAATTTTTATCTTTTAGATTTAGATCCGAGCGAGGCTATTAATTTTAAGGTAACAGTAAAAGACTTAAACGATATTACTAAAGTATTTTCTCCCTTTACGCAATCTTTTAAAATCCCTGCCACAGATAAAAATAAAAGATTGTGCGGTTTTATTGGTAATGAAAAAACTTTGAAGCTAAACAATGCGGGAGAGTTCGATTCAATGATTTATATTTCGGGGTTTCTTTTTCAATCTGGCAAACTTACATTCGAACAATCCGATTATGAATTTCAAGACCAAAAAGAATTTCAAGCAACATTTGCTTCTAACCTTTCAAGTCTAACAGACAAGCTAGGTGAAACCACTATTCAAGAATTGTTCCAAGATATAGACGGCAATTTCGACCCACTTGTAAATACTATTTGGGATAAAAATATATTGAAAGCGAGAATGGGAGGGGTTAAAAGTAATACATTGTCCAATGGAATTGTTTTTAAGTTTGGTATTCCTTTTATTTCAAACAATAGAGTTTGGAATTACAATGAAAGCAATTTGTCAATAGTTGACAATATTGCTTATAAATTGACAAAAACCACAACCGATATTAATTTCATAAACCTTAACGAAGTTCGTCCTTCGGTCAATTATATGTCAATAATGGAACACCTACTTTTAAAAATAGGAACCCCAGTAATTTGTCCAATATTCGAAAAATCGGAAGTTAACGACTTGTTTGTTTGGTGTAATTCTGAAAGTTTAGTCGTGAATAATGCGGTCGCTTTTCCTTTAGTTGATTATTCAGCTATTTATAAATATAGATTCGATACCAAAGATGAAATCATAGGGGTTTCACTTCCAACAGTTCCAAAGTGGACGGTAACAGAAATAGCAGGTTTTTTTAAAATTAAAAGAAATCAATCCGCCCCATATCAGGATAAGTGGAGCGATGGCATTGATATAATGATTACTTTTAATGGGTTGGTTGCTGTCGAAGGAACAGAAACAAAAGTAAAAGTAAATATTAGAAGAACAACAGATAATTCAATCTTAAACAGTCAAGAAATTACTGGCAACTTTTTTAGTTGGAGGTTAATCGACAATACAAACGGAACTACTCAGCTAGATGCGAACGGTGAAATATATTTAAAAGTTGAGGTTTTGCCTTTGATTTTAGTCAAATGGGATAACATTCGGGTTGCAACTTTGCAAAAATTCAGAAGAGACAAAAAGACGCTTGGGGTTAATTTAGTAACAAGAGCTTCTTTTGCCTCTGAGTCAAACAACTTTGCTAATTCAGAAGATTTAGGAGGGAATAAATTAAACCTAATTAGTTGTTTACCTAAAATGAAATGTGTGGACTTTTTAAAATCATTTTTCAAAACTTTCAATGTTTCAGTAATTAGTACAGGTTTACAGGATCAATCTATGTATTGGGTTACGCCTGAGAATTTGAAAGAAATTAATAAACCATATTCAAAAAGAATAGTCGATTATACACAATTTACAAATATAGCTAGCTTATCAAAGAAAAAAGCAAATCAATACAATCAATATTCGTTTAGTCATTTTAATTCTAAATATTACGAAGCTAATTATGGCAACGGCACTAAGTTTGGTGAGTTACAATATCCCGGAACACCTCCTACAAAACCCACTAAATTTGAGGTAAAAACAGATTATTCTATTTTAAAACAATCAAATACTTTTCCGCACCCTTCAACGGCAAAGACTTGTTTAGGCTTTGCCAACGAGTCTCCAACAGTAAACGATCAGGGAGGTAACAGGTTTAAACCCGTTTATGAGGAATTTACAATTTTTTATTTAGAATCTAAAGAAATTAATTTTAACCCAATAAGTTTGGAAAATTTACCAACTCAGAATAATCGATTAGATTCTATACTAGAAGCAAGTTTTAAATGTTCAAACAAAAAAACTTTGGCTTTTGGAGCAGAGGGTACGGACATGGGTAGTTTATATTTGAATTATTACGATGAATTTATTGAATTGCTTTTAAGCACAAACGCTTATAAATCTGAATTTAATTTAATTTTACCGCCAAATGAAATCTTTTTGAACTTCGCCAATCTGAAACAAGGCGAAAGTAATATACCTAATGGCTTCAGACCACAAAATGAAATCATAATTGGCGAACAGAGATATAAATTAGTAGATTCTACTATTGATTTAACAACAGGAAAAACAAAATTAACATTGCTAAACTTCTAAACAATGGCCGACGAACAAGAAAATATTAAATTAAATTTTGACAGCAACGCAAAAACGGTTGCTGGCGATGTTAATAAGTTATCAGCATCGATTGAAAGTACCACAGCATCGACTAACGAAAACAATCAGGCAGTTGAACAAGGGAATCAATCTTATAAGACTTTCAAAACACAACTACGAGAGGCAAATCAAGAGTTGCAAAAGTCAATACAGTTGTATGGCGAAACGTCAGCCGAAACTGTAAAAGCAGCTAAGGCGGTTGCTGAATTAAAAGATCAAATGGGATTTGCTAAGGATTTGTCAGAGCAGTTTAACCCCGACCAAAAAATGAAAGCGCTTGGCGCAGCTACGCAAGTAGCAGGTACAGGACTTCAAGGAGTTACTGCTGGTATGGCTTTATTTGGCGACCAATCAAAGGACACACAAGCACAATTATTAAAGGTACAGGCCGCTATGGCTTTTAGTGATGCGTTGAGTAATTTATCAAACATTGGCGACCAATTTTCTATTTTAAAAACGACTGTTACCGACGTTTGGAAAAGTTTAACAACGGTAAAAACATTAGATAGTGCAGCAACGGCAGTTAATACAGGCGCAGTAGTAGCGAACACTGGGGCAGTAGTAGCTGAAACAACAGCGGTAACAGGTTCAACTGTAGCTACAACTGCAGCGACAATAGCGACTAATATTTGGAACGCGTCGCTGGCGGTTGCACTAGCACCGATAACATTAATAGTTGCAGGTATTGCAGCATTAGTTTTAGGAATTGGATATTTGACGGGGGCGTTTGGAGACTTTTCAGGGGAGCAGTTAAAAGCGGAGGTCGCTAATAAAAAGATGTCTAATTCTATTGAAGCACAAGAAAGGGCATTTAAGAAAAATAACGAACAACTAGAATTAAGTCAAAGCAGAACGTTAGGACTTGCAAAGGCACAAGGGCAAAGCGTTGAGCAAATCCAAAAATTAGAAAACGCACTAATTAATCAGGAGGTTGCAGAAAAGCGATTGAATGCGGTAAAACTGCAATCGATATTTATTGAAGCTAGTCGAATTTCAGGGTTAGAAGATGCTACTGATTCACAAAAGAAAACAACTGAAAAAGCTTGGGAGGCTTTCAAAAAAGCAAATGAAAACTACAACGATAGTTTGACCGAAAGAAAAAAAATCGCTATTAATCACGAAATCGAAATGGCTTCCGAAAAGAAGCAAGCAGATGACAGGGCGGCTGAAAAAGCAAAAGAGCGTAGAGAAAAGGCACAAGAGGAGGCAAAAAAAGCATCTGAAAAAGCGAAAGAAGATGCTATAAAAGAAAAAGAATACTATATTAAAAGAGCCAATGAATTTGAGGAGGCTCAGGCAGAAATAGAGTTTAACAAAAAGCAAAAAGAAAAAGAAGATAAGGAAAAGGAATATAATGATGGTTTGCAAGCGCAAGCCGACAAAGCAAAAACAGAAAGCGATATAGCAAACAACGCTGCCGAGGAAAAGAAAAGACGGGAGGAGGTTATTTTTCAGCAAGAGGAGGTTATTCAAAACGCTAAATTAAGCCTAGCAAATCAGGCTGTTAATTTATTCGGACAAATATTTGGCAAGTCTAAGAAAGCACAAAAAGCATCATTACTAGCTAGTAATGCAGTTGGTTTGGCTGAGGTTGTAATCAATACACAAAAAGCGGTAAGTGCAGATATCGCTGTTCCATTTGGAGCTGGATTGCCTAAAGTCCCTATTGACATAGCGAGTGGTTCGCTTGGGGCAGCATCTATTATAGCAGCAACAGCCAGAGGTTTGAAAGAATTAGGGGGTGGGTCTGTAGGTAATGCGCCATCATTTGGAAGTACAACAGCAGCGAGCGCACCACCAACTGTAGCTTTCAACAATACGGCCGAGAACCAAATTGGGCAGTCGGTAGCGTTGAAAGCAACCGAGCAACCACCGCTAAAAGTCTATGTGGCCGAGAGTGACATATCGAACGCTCAAAATAATGTGAAAGTTTTAGTAAAAAAGAACACGTTTTAATTATTTTTAATTATATTTGCATAGTTGAAAGTCGGAAGTCAACACCTAATCTCATTAACAAGACTCTTTAGAACTGCCGACTCGGTTCTATTGGGTCTTTTTTAATTTATATAATATCATTAAAACAAGAATTGAATTGATTGGAAAAGAGGAAGCTATTAATTATTTATCTTTAAACAAAAAAAACAGACCTCTTAGACAAGTAATTGTAGACAACTATGCGCTAGAAATGAAAAGAGGAAATTGGAGGAAAAACACTGGCGAAGGAATTAAATTTTGTAAAAAAGGTTTTTTAATTGATGGGCAACATCGATTAAGTGCTATATTGCAATCTGATAAAAAATTCAATATGCTAGTAATTTATGATATTGAAGAAAATGTTTTTGATGTTTTAGACACGGGTAAAAATAGAGGGGCAAGTGATGTTTTTGCTTTAAGCGAAATTCCTAATTATGCTCAAACATCTACTATTGTTAAAGAGTATATTAGCTTTTCCGAAAGCAGATTTTATAAAACAACAGCAAGGGAAATTTTAGATTTGTCAAACTCAGGATTGTTAAAAAAATACAATGAAAACCCAAACCGATTTAATGAAAACACAAAATTAGCTCAAAAATTTTCTAATAAATTGAATCGTGTAATGTCAGTTACAAACATAGGTTCTTTTTTATTAATGTTTTCTGATAAAAACGAAAACGAAGCTATCGACTTCTTTGAGAGGCTTTGCGGCATCAAACATAATGATGTTATAGTTATTGATTTGTTACTGGATTTTTTAATTAAAGATAAAATTTCAAATAAAAAAAGTTCAACTAATTTAAAATATGCCTACATTATAAAAACTTGGAACGCTTATAGATTGAAAAAGGAATTAAAACTTTTAAAATTTGATGATACAAAAGAAGAATTTCCTATTATTTTGTAATTAGTATTAAATAATTACTTATATTTGTTGCAAATAAACGTGTGAAGATGCACGTTACCAAAAATTAGCAACGTGAAAACCTTTAAATTTAGACAAAATACAGCCTATACTATTAATTTAGTATAGGCTTTTTGTCGTTGTATTTATATGAAAAGATACGAATTGAAATATACGAAAGGAGAAACAGGGGTGTTCAGAATGAGTACAGTTGAAAGTCCTGCTATTGGTGCAACGTTGGTAATGTTCGACGACGAAAATAAACTTTTAGAGTTTGCAGACGATGAAAAGCAAGTGATTTATTCAGTGGCAATGCGTCCTAATATTTTAATCCCACGCAAGAATATAAACGGAGAGCCATCAATGGTCTTTTATACAGAGGAAACCGTTTCAGATTTACAGCAAAATTTCTTTAAAAACAATTCACACAACGGAGCCACAATTAACCACGATAAGAATATTCGTAATGATATCTACGCTTTTGAAAGTTGGATTGTTTCAGATCCCGAAAGAGATAAAGCAAAACTTTTAGGAATGGCAGTTGAAAAGGGCGATTGGGTACTCGGCCAAAAAATTGACAACCCTGAAGTGTGGAATGATATTAAAAGTGGAAAGCTAAAAGGCTTTTCAATCGAAGCTTATTTAGAACCAATATTAACTAATACAAAAACAGAAATGACAACAGAAGAGATCGATGCCAGAATTAAGGCTATTTTAATGGAAAGCGAAGAAGAAAAAGCCGCTAAGTTAGCAATGGAAGCGACACTACCTGCGCCAGCAGATGAAGAGCCGAAAGAACCTGAAATATCAGGCGAAGCAATGCAATCGAAAATTAAAGAACAAGAAGCTGAAATTAACGACTTGAAAGCTAAATTGGCAGAATATGAAGCTAAAGAAACTACAATGTCGGAGGAATTGGCAACAGCTAAAAAAGTAGCTGTTGAAATGGGAGAGGAATTGGCAAAAGGAATTAAACCAAATCCAACCACACCACAAAAGACATATTCTGAAATGAGCAACGTCGAAAAAGCAAAATACAATCGAGGAAAATTATAACCCAAAAAACAATATTAAATAATGGCAATTACATACACAGGCACAAAAACAGAAAAAGGCGAATATGCCGAAATCGTACAAGAAATTTACGCAGATTCTCCTTCATTTAGAGGTGAAACTATCGAAATCGTAGAAGGTCATATATCAGGAATGGATATTTATGAGAGTTCAGCAGAAATCACTTTCACCGATGCAAATTATGGCCCCGTAACAGCGGACAACGTAAACTTGAAATCTCAAAAATCTACCGTAAATTTAAAGACTTTCAACGTTGAAGGTTTCGTTGACGAGAGTTCTTTGAAAGGCACACGTTTTGAAAAATCAATGAAATTAGGAGCTTTTAATGTAGTCTCGGATGAGTTCGACCAAAAAGTATTAATCCAAGTACAACCAGCGACAAGTGCTAAACTTGAATCTTGGTTATGGAATGGAGCAACACAAGCAACAAAAGATGCAATTGCAGCTTTGGTAGCTGGAGCAGCTCAAGGAAGTATCTCAGCAGGCGCAAAAACTTTAGTCGCTGCTATGCCATTGACTAAATTCGATTCGATTCCTGCAACTATGTTGTACAACGATTCACAATCAAAAGCAGTTCCTGGAGCAGGTTTAGGAGACTATATCAAAGCAACAGGGACAACCGTTACTACTGCAAACATCGTGGCCGAATACGTTAAGATTTACAACTTAATACCTGATGAAGTATTAGGAATGACAGGCGATATGGCGCCGGTTATCTATGCCCCTAAAGGTAATTACAAATTAATTAAATCTGTAAACAGAGTACAAGGTGCAGCGTTACAAGAAAATTTTGTTGGTAATTCGTTCAATGATATGTATTTCAACGATGTTAAAATTATCTTCGTTGACTTGGTAGGATTTATAATTGCAGCACAAAAAGGTAACTTGAAATTAGTTATGGATTTGTTATCAGATTCAAGCCAATTGATTATCGAAAAAGAGGCAAATGCTTCAACTCGTAGGATATTGAAACTTATCAACTCAATGACAACTTGGGTAGTGAAACAAAAATGGAACGTTCTTTATAACGGATAATTATGAGCCTAACTAAATCAAGAACAGTAAGCCGTCAAGCCCCTATGAAAGGGGTAAAGGCGGTCGGTATTGCACCATATTTAGCGAGTGCGCCAGTTGTAAACACGGCTACGGGAGTTATAGAACTACCTGGTCACATTACAACGCCAGCGTCAATTGCTAGATTGGAAGTGAAAGCGACAGGAAACAATTTTGTTGAAACGGGGACGTTTGATGAGGCAACTAGAACTAATGAATACGTAGGAGTGAATACTTTCTTTGTTCCGGGCAATGATATTGCTTTGCGTAATGAATTGCAAGGAAATAACGGAGTTTTGAAGACAGTATTCGTAGAAGATTACAACGGAAAAATTTATTGTTTAGGTGCCAAAAACGGCTGCGACATTATGACTATCGTAGGAGGGTCGGATTCGCAAGGATTCACTTTGACAATTAATTCAAAAGAAGCGGAAATGGCTTATGAATTAGCCTCAGCAGGAGTAACTGATTATTTGGATTCTATTTTAGCAACTACTTAATTTCATTTTTAGGTTAATTTTTGAACAACCCTCCTTAGAATTAGGGAGGGTTATTTTTTAACAAATGGATATACTACGAAATAACACCCCCGCAATATTTCAAATAGTACCTCGCAAAACGCTAGATCAAAATTTGAATTATACAATCAAAATCAAAAATGAAACAGCGCAAAAAACGCAAATTATTTCTTTGATTGTTGCTTTGTTACCCAATGAAAATTATCAAGTTACTTTGGCTAGTTTTCCAAACGGTAAAATTGGTGAAAAATTATCTTATGAAATAATTGAATCGGAATCAAAAGAGGTTATATGTTTGGGGAAGATGTTTATTGTATCGAAAAATGAAAGCGTGCAAGATTATACGAGGCAAAACAATAATAAATTTTACAAATGAAATTAAATCATTTTGAATTTTCGGCTTACGAAACAGGAATTACAAAGCCTGCTTTGGGTACGAAATACACACTAAACGGAAAGGCAAACGAGAACTTTAAAAAGTATATGGATTCGGTGGATGACAGTCCTACCAACTCTTTTATTGTAAAGGCTATCGTTAATTATATTGTCGGGAACGGGCTAATTGACAAGAAAAATAAAATCAATCCGCACTCTTATATTTCGAAACAAGATTTAAGATTGATATGCAATGATTTTAAAGTTTGCGGTTCTGCTTTTCCACAAATTATAAACTTTCAAAACGAGGTCGTAAAAATAAAACACACCCCAGTAATGCGAGTAGGTTTGAATATCGATGTTGACAGGGAAAGTAATTCATTTATGGAAGTGAACGGATATTGGTATAGTTGGGATATTGCAAGGCCTTACGAATTTACACCAAAATTTATTCCTAAGTTTGATGCTAATAGTCTTAATGAGACTTACGAAATCCAACATATCAAACAATTATCTAGTGAGCCTTATTTTCCTTTTCCTGATTGGTTTAGTGGATTTAAATCTGCCAAGATTGAAAGTGCATTAATTGACGATGCGGTTAACCACGTACTAAGAGGATTTCAAGGCAAAACCATTATCAATATCAACAATGGCGATATGATGGATGACGAGGAAAAACAAAAAATCAAAGCAGAAATTAAAAAGAATTGGACTGGTACTGAGAACTCAGATGGTGTAACGGTATCGGTAAATGAAAGTGCAGACCAAGCAATAGTTGTTGATACAATCGAGCCAAGAGGACGTAATGACCAATTTGTTACCTACGATGAAACGGCAGAGATTAAATTAATGGCAGCACACGGAGCGATGAATATTTTATTTTCACGCCCAGGCTCTAATGGATTTTCAAACAATGCCGATGAGATAGCAACAGCAACAGATTCTCTTTATCTATCTGTTATAAATCCAATGCGTGAAATCATTTTGGATTCGTTAAATCAAATTTTTAAGAAAATAGATCCATTATGTGATGTAGATTTTGTAAATTTCGGGCAAGAAAAAGCGATTATTTCAAAAACTAACGAATAACTACAATGGTAAAACTAATAATATCAATAGACGACATAGTTAGGTTATCGGGGTTTGATGGAAATATCGATAATGATTCGATAAATCCGTTTATATTTATGGCACAAAACAGCGAAATTAAGCGCATTTTGGGTGTAGATTTGTACAATAAAATCGTTTTCGACTACGAAAATGAGGGATTAGCCAATGAATATTTAACCATTTATAACGATTATGTGGCAACAATTCTAGCTTATTATAGTTGTAGTTTCTACCTACAATTAGGAGTTGCGAAAGTTTCTCAAAACGGTGTTTATTTGGTAACACCCGAAAGAACAGAACAACTTACAGACGATGAAAGAAACAAAAAAGGGCAGTTATACGAAAAATTATCAATCGGATTAGAAAATAAATTAATTGAATACTTAAACAGTATTACAATTCCTGAATGGAAAGCACCTGATCAAACAAAAGCGAAATCATCATTTAACTGGATAAAAGTATAATGGGAAAGATAACACACGATATATCAAGTCCTAACGATGGATTAGGCGATGTGCTAAGACAAGCTTTCGAAAATCAAAACGCAATGAATACTGAGCTTTACGATAGCACAGTTAAGAAAGTTACAGGCAAAGGATTGAGCGATGTTAATTATTCTAGTGCTGACAAAGCCAAATTAGATTCGATTGCCTTGAATGCGCAAGTAAACGTACAAGCCGATTGGTTACAAGAAGACGACACTCAGGATAATTTTATTAAAAATAAACCGAGTATAGAGAAATTTCCCAAAACACAATTTATAGCCAATGGGATTACAGCTACTTATGATATAGGTGTATTGTCCAACATAACAGCTGTCTTTTGGAATGGAGCTTTGCTTAACGACAGTGATTGGTCTCAAATAGGATCAGAATTTACACTATCATTTATCCCTGAATTAAACGAAATAATTAAACCAATTTAAAAATGAAAAAACTACTTTTTTTACTACTATCTACCGTATCGTTTTACAGTCAAACTTACCAAAACCCGACATTTGGAAAGGTAACTGAAAAAACAAATGCAACAGACACGACCCCAGCCTTTTTCGTGACCACACAAACAGATGGGGTTCACAAAAAAACCGCAACAGCTTTGATTGCAAAAGTCGCAACAGTTAACGATTCTTTGGCTTTGAAAGAAAATGCGTCAAACAAACAAAACTCTCTTACAGTTGACGGTACAGGGGCTAAGTTCCCTACCGTGGATGCGGTTAATAGATTGAAATGGATTAAATCAAACGAATCACTTTCTTTGGCTCAAAGAAAAGGGGGTGTTTTATACGGCATTATAGACCAATATACAGGCGAAGAAATGACACTTTCAAAAGTAACAGGAACGCCAACGACTGATGGGGTTGTTTATTTTCAACTAGGAGCTGAATATTTTAAAAGGAATTTTAAAACACTGAATGTAAAATGGTTTGGCGCAACAGGGGATGGGTTAAGTGACGACACTTTAGGACTACAAGCTTCTTTAGCCCATGATGGTCATATTTATATTCCATCAGGAAATTATAAAATAACAAACAGTTTGTTTTTAGAATCGAATACTACTTTAGAAGGTAATAGAGATTCTAAAGTATTTATGGAAAGCAACCCAAATGGTTATAATTTAATTTGCGTGAAAGACAAAGAAAACGTAACTATAAAAGGTTTTTCAATAGTAGGTGTATCTGGTTCTGGTGTTGCTTTTCCACCTGCTGGAGTTGTTGACGGTCAGGGGGTGTGTTTTATTGCTTATGGAAGCAATAATATATCAGTAATTGATATGTATTCATCTGCTAATGGATTAGGGTCTGGAAATTTCTACTTTTCAAGAGTAAGCAACGGAAGAATGGAAAACAACTATGTGGAGCTTTCTTCTAACGCTTTTGTTGTAGATAATTATTACAATGCCCCTATCAATGCCCCGAACAGTAATAATTCTTCTAATATTATTATAACTGGAAACAATGTAAGGGATATGAGTGGACGAGGAATAGCAGTAGATGCAGGTTCTGCTTCAGGACATGACAACTTCATAATATCTAACAATACTATAATGTCTTGCGCTTGGGCTGGTATACAATCTAATATATCAGGAGGGATAATAAGTAGCAACACTATTTATGGAAAAAGAGACGAGGGTTTGTCGGTAATGGGAGACCAACAGTCACTGCCTACTTACTATGGTCTTCTTATTGATTTAAGTGCGGAAAATTTGATTATTGAAAACAACGCCTTTGACTATATAATGCGAAATGGCTTAAGTATTCTTAGGGGTAGCAATATCACTATAAAAAATAATAATTTTTCAATGGCAGTTAGTTTTGAAAATCAATGGGATGAATATAATTTAGAATTGATAGCTGATTATGAGGGAGCGGAATCTTTTAGTTTTATTCAGGCACAGTTAGATTCAAATTCTCCTGTTTCTTTTGAAAATTTAACTATATCTGGAAATATTTTTAAATCAGAATTAATTCATTCTAATATAAATAAAATCCCCCCAGGTCTCGGAATATATAGCAATACCATCAATACATCTTTAACTGACAAAATCAACATAGTTATAGATAACAATGATTTTACAGATATTAACGAATTATCTAAGGTTGTTGATTATTTTTCAGCAAACCATGTTAAGTCTGGTAACATTAGCTTAAGAAGCAATGTTGTCCGTCCGAACAACCCACTCACATATGGTTTTGTTTTGGCAAACCTTGAAAGGATTGTTCTTGAAAATAATCAAATGACTAATTTAAAGATTGGCCTTTCGACAAATTTAGTTAGTTACTTAAATATGGATGGCAACAAGTGGAAAGATGTTGACATCGCTGTTAAGTTTGACGTGGCAAACTTGTCGAATATGATTAGTACTTTTATAACCTCTGATTTTTTCGAAAATATTGGGACTTGGTGTTTTTTTTCAACAATTCAAGGGGGATATATAAATCCGTATAGCAACGCTTCTAATTGCACATATTCAAATACTTCTTTGAATAAAATAAAAAATCAACCGTTTCCTTTATATATTAAAAACTTAACTTCAGTAGCTATTCCGACAAATGGTTATTGGGCAAAAGGAGACATTATAGATATATTAAACGCCACAAATTACGAACATTTTTTATGTGTAGCAGATGGTAATGTAGGAACATGGATTCAAGCGTCACCAACAGAAAATGTAATAGAAACTAAATCGTCTTTAAATAGTCCATCCTTTACAGGCACGCCAACAGCACCAACAGCCACGGCAGGAACAAATAATACTCAAATAGCTACTACTGCTTACGTTTTGGGAAATTCAGCACGTCCATTAGACTTGACTGCTAACAGAATTCCTAAAGCAGACAGCACTGGGGATGGGTTAGAAAACAGTATAATGGTTCAAGTTGGTGGCAATTTAGGAATTGGGTCGGCTACAACCCCAGGGGAAATGTTGCATTTAGGGGATGGGAATATGCTATTAGAAGGAGGAGGAGAAGTTGCTCAAAAATTCAAAAGAGATTTCACAACAACGGGCGAAAATTTAGGAGTACCTACAGGCTCAGGTGCATCAGTAAATCCTATATTCCAAATAGGAAGAATTATCCAAGCTGGAGATGGAGACCCGGAAATTAGAGTAATGTACAGCGATGACAACACTATTGAGAGAACTGTATTTGAAGTCGATAGAAAAGGGATTGCTGCGTCTGTAAAAACAGGAGTGGGAAGCCATTTTGAGGGTTTTGCAGGATTGACCCATGTAAATCCTGTGTTTCGCTTAAATTCTTACCCAAGAATGAGGCTAGAAATGGGAGCAGGCGCAAATAATATTACCGATGTGGCAGTTGAAAGAAGTGCTGCGGGGGGGTTAGACTTTTATACTGATAGTGCAAACAGAGGAGGGTTTAACAGTAACGGAAAATTAATTATAAACAATACAGTTCAAGCAAGCCCAGCTACAAATGTAAATGAATTAGCTACTTTAGGACAGGTTGAGACTAATGCAAGTAGTGGAATCTATACGCCTACATTAACTAGCGTAGCCAATATATCTTCGTTGATATTAACAAATGCTTCATACACAAAAACAGGAAATGTTTTTACAGTTACGGTTGGTTATAATTGCACAGCAACGACTGCGAATGTATTAACTATCTTTTCAATAACACTTCCAGTGAATCGAACTAGCGGAGGGATTATCAATATAGGAAGCGGGGCTTCTATAGGGAATTCTAATTTTAATTTAATTCCAGTAATGTTACAAGGTAATAGTGTAAGTACGGTAAAATGTCATTTTAAACCCGCAACAACCGAAAATCAAGTAGGAAGTGTTTCGTTTCAATACAGCATTTTAGATTAAAAACTTTAAAAACAAATATATTATGAAAAATTGGAAAACAAGTGTTTTTGGAACGTGTGCGTCAATATGCACAGGATTAGCGGTATTAGAGGTGCCTTTTAAAGAATATTTCGCTGCTGGAGCAGTTATATTCGGGGCTTTATTTTCTTTGTTTAGCAAAGACCACAATGTAAGTGGTGCTGCAAAACAGAAATTAGTCTTACCAAATAAGGGGCTGTAGTGATTAAAAATAGAGATATACCATTCCTATTGTATTTTTGTTCCATTGTTTCCTATTTAACCGTAGGTAATAATGACACGAAGTTTTGGAATGGTCTCTTTTTTTGCTCTAATTATTTTGTTGTTTTTTTCTTATTTAGATTGAATAAAAACAGAACAATTAGATTATTGGGAATGGATTTAGCTATTTCGTTATTTTTGTTTTCTGTTGTGAAATTTTTTACTAACTTTGAAGTAGAAAAAGAATATTCATTTATTCCTTTTTTTATAATATTAATCGGATTTATATCGCTAAATAAATGGGGGAATTGAAAGAGTATATTTTAGACCGCCTAACCATAATTTTGGTTGGGTTAAATGCAATCCTTCAATATGTAGGGGTTGAAAATATTAAAAGCACAATCTTATGGATTCTTACAATTACCTTGCTTGTTTTTAAAATTAGATCAGAGTTTTTAAAATATAAATGCAACAAAGAGGAATTAAAAATAGCATTAAAAATTAAAGAGGAAGAATTGAAACTAAAAATAATTGAAAATTTTAATTTGGAACGGGATAATTTTTTTAAAACTAGAAAAAATGAAAACAACGCAGATAGGGATAGATTTGATAAAACACTTTGAAAGCCTGCATGATGGGGATTTATTAGAAATAGGCTTGCAACCCAAAATGTGCCCTGCTGGAATCTGGACGGAAGGATGGGGACAAGTAATTAGAGATTTAAGAGGACAATCATTTAAAGGCATCGCAAATAAAGAAAAAGCCTACACAAATTCAGTCGTAAAAACTAAAGAACAAGCCGACAAATTGCTTGAAAAGAGTTTGATAGTTTACGAAGAAATCGTAATGAGAAAAATAAAAGTTCCATTAAAAGAAAACCAATTCGATGCTTTGGTATCTTACACTTACAACACAGGAGGAAGCGATAATTTATTTAAATTAATAAACCTAAACGCACCTATCGAGCAGATAAAAAAATGGTTTGAAACTAAATATATCACAGCTAACGGCAAAGTTTTAAACGGATTAGTAGCAAGAAGAAAAGCAGAATTTAAACTTTATAACCTATGAGCGCACAACCAAAAACTTGGAAATGGAAAGACCACTATAAAGGAAGTACTTTTTCAGCTAAAAGTATAAAGTTTAATTTCGATATTACAGGCGTTACAATTATTTGTCAATTGAAAGCTCAAAGCGGTTCATCCGTAATTCACGAGTGGAAATCAGGCGTAAATATTACCGTTTTAGATGCTTTGATAGGTCACGTTGTTCTAAATCAGATTTATAAATTCAAGCCAGCAGCGGGGAATTATATTTTTGACGTAGAAACAGACAAACCTATAAACCAAGATGATCAAACGTATATTTCAGGAACGCTTAAAGTAGTTCAAGACATAACAGTACCAACAGTATGATAGAAGTTAGCGAAATAGTAGAAGTTGTAAACATTACGGTTGACGAAACTACTGAAACGGTAAATCTTACTGTTACGGAAGTCGAGCAAGTTGTTACTATTGAAGTTTCAGAAGTCGGATTGCAAGGATTGCAAGGATTGCAAGGAGAAAAAGGGGATTTTCCAAAATTAATAGATTTACCCATATTACCATAACCATTAAAAAAAAAACTATGCCATTAAACAGTACAGATCTTTTCTTAGTAGAAAGAGCAGGGGTTCAATATAAAATGACCTCGGATCAAATATCAACTTTTGTAGGAGCGGTTAAAGATTTAACCGCCACAACTTACGCTAATATGTTAGCTGGAACATTTGTAGGAGGAGTTACCGCAAAAGCCGGGGATAGGTGCTTTATAGCAGCGCCATCTACAGACCCTACTGTAACAACAGGATGGGCTATTTATAGAATTACAAGTATCGCTCCAATTGTTGTTGCTAAAATACAAGAGCAGGAGAGTATGGATTTGTCTATTAACGTAGTTACAAATTTAACCGTTACAGTAGGTGCCGCTAGCGTTACTGTTAACAGCGATACAGGTACAGATGCGGTTATTCCCCTAGCAACAGCATCTTTAGCAGGTCTTGCAAGTCCGTCAATGTTTAGCAACGAACACGTTAAGGCGGTCGCTGGATTGACAGCAGCATCAAACCCAGTAAATGTGAACTCATCCACACAAGCAATTACGTTTGGAATTACTCAACTAACGGCATTACCGTAAAATGGGAGCGCAATTAGGGGATGTTTTATACGCTGAAAGAGTCGGCATAGGTGGCAAAATCACGGTTGAAGAGATTGTAAACTTAGCTGGCGGTGGTACATTGATAACTGGAACAAGTATTTTAAACTTTGGAAACGAAACGGACAGTGTTACAGCAACAATAAGCAACGCTTCAATAACCAATAC